TACACGACTTTGATAATCTCATACTCATTATTACTTCTTATTCTCACTCACTCAACAACAACAACACTTCAATTTTTTTTTCTCGGGGGGTTCCGCCCCCCTACGACGGTTGATAAAAAACGCCCAATTAATAAAATTGAACCTTTTTGGTTTGTAACAGTATATGTCATTAATACCATCAAGATGAGTTTAAAAACTTCTAGTCAAAAAATTTTATGCAACTTGTGCAATTCGAGCAAGCACAAGGACAAGAAATGTCCAAAGTTCGCGCAGTTGGATGCTATTATTGGAGCACAAGTCGGGTTGATGATGTCAAGAGACTCAAAATACTATAAGGGACAGTTCATAAGAATTGGTCAGGCTTTTGACAAGCCAGTACTAATGCTGTGCACGAAATACTTAGATAGGGGTATATATTGTGGTTCAGAACACCTTACAATTGGTAGAGAAGGTCGCACTAAACCTTTATCAAAATACACAAAAAAACAACTAGTACATGAACTTGATAGGGATCTTAATAATCTCAGTACAATGATAAGTGATATACTCGAACAAGAAGCACAAGAAGCACAAGAAGAAGAAGGCGAATCATGTCCTATTTGCTTGGAAAGTATTGCAGGAAAACAAACATGCACTACTAAATGTGGTCATTCTTTCTGTTCTTCCTGCTTCTTCACAACAATGCAGTCGCAAATAGATCAAAGAGGATCATCTACATGCCCATTGTGTAGAGCACAATGTCTAGAAACTAGATCTAGGTACTAAAAATAAAAATTGTATCTATAGCTCAGTTGGTAGAGCGCTCGACTTTTGATCGAGTGGCCGAGGGTTCAAGTCCCTCTAGATACACATGGGACATAATATAGTTCGCCTCCTCGTGGTGTGTCCTGGTTAATACTAAATGAACTATTCCCTTTTAGCACAGCAAGATGCTAATTGTCGTCGGTCTAAACTCTAAATAAATATAAATAATAATTACATGATAAAATGACCTGGATAAGTCGTTAAACTGTCTCCTGAATCCTGCTTAAAAATCCAAGCAGGGGGTATGTTCCACCTTAACCGGTATGCATGCTTATGTAGCTTTCCCATACCATATGATATTTTCTAGATATCTAAATACTATGGGGCCGGAAAGCTCATGGCCCAGAACTATTCCAGTATCTTTATACTATGACTAAGAGAAGTCACTTCTTCAGTGAGGTGTGCCAACTCGGTTGTGTAGAGATTGGGTGATAGAGGAATTAGTCACTACTTACTTGGTGAAAAAATCTGACTATGATCGGATGTAAAGTAAGACAAATCCTGCGTGAAAAGCTATTGATACATATTAGGTTAATCTGTCTTGACGGAGTCAGAAAGGCCTTTGAATGTTGATACGGTACAAAAAGATATTATACCTAACGGAATATATCCTGCCTACTTCATAGGCCGTACGGAAATGGATCGATTGATATGAAATTGTATGATGCGTTATAAGAGTGTTAGGGTCTGATCAACCCTTTCATAATTGCAATGTTTGATTATAATGAATTTGATGTCGAAATGCTAGTACTTAGTTCAAAGGCTTATCTAAGTGAAATATTATACTTGAAAGTCTACATTGAGTTTTAAATTATTACGATAATTATTAGTTGGGGCCGCCTAACAACTCTCAATGTTTTTTTTTGATTTCCTTTTTTTGGATTTTCTGGTTTTTCTAATCTTATTTGATTTTCGTGTTTTTCGTTTTTTAGAACGAGATATTCTTCGTTTTGTTTTTTTCCTTTTAATCATTCTTCCTCCAAAAACACTTGGTCCAGTTTGATATAAATCATCTGTAAGATCTTCTTTAACAGATCCTTCGTCAATACCATCGCCTGTAGCTTGTTCCATAACATCAACATATACATTTTGTCTTGCTCCAGGTATTTCACGACTAGTAAATCCTAATGCATGTGCTTTTCTCATTTCATCCATAGTATATTCTTGACCATCACCAAAAGAAAAAAATCCATGTTCAGTTGGTAGTTCAGCTTTAGTATAATATTTATTAAACTCTTCTGGATCATTTTTTTCCATATCATAAAGTTTTTGTCTAATTTTCTTCATTTTCTCTCGTTTGAAAGACGCGGCTTCTTGTTTTAGTCTAGACTGACTATTCATTATATAATAACAAAGTATTTTTAAATGTCCGGCAATATATTTTGTCTGCACAAGCAACAAGAATTTGCATTAGATTTATTATATTTAATATTATGTGTGAAACAAGAAATACATACTTTATGTCCACAAGATGGTACTAAATAATTAGAATCTCCAATATTCTCAAAACATATAGGACAGTTATTTTCATTAACAACAACATTTTCTTTATTTTCTAAATCAATAGAATCCTTAATTTGTCGCTCTAAGGTATTAAGCTTATTAAATAGATTACTAGTAAATTGTATATCATCAGTAATATTAATACATTTATTAGGTTTTGATTTTATTTCATCCAATGGCGTGTGATATATAATTGGTCTTGTAGTTGACTTAAGACTAGGTGGATATATATTTTTTTCCAAATAATCTTTCATTTCTTGTTCATCTTTTAATCTTTTAATAAAAGTATCAATTTCTTCCATATTAAATTATGATTTATGTATTATTGTTAATTGTAAGTAATAGAGATAAGTATTTCAATTTTATTTTATATTAAAATTGATTTTAAATAGACATATTAATTAGTACGAAAAAATGATTAATATGACAAAAAAAGACATTAATGAAGCTAATAATATAATTGAATATAAAGAGGATGATTCTATAAATCCGTATGATTTATATTGTAGAATTATAGATTGTCCTTCACCAGGACTATGTATTTGTAGTCTATGTAGAAAACAGGTTTGTATTCGCCATAGACATAGATTTTTGAAATTATCCAATGAAAATATAGATATTTGTGCAGCATGTGTACATAATCCTAGAAACGAAAGCATTATTACATTTTATATAAATCATGATATTGATCTAGAATTAAAGAATAAAAAAAAATGTTATAATAAATTATTATATATTTTAAGTTTTCAATGGATAAAATATCCTGCAAGAATTAGACCTTTATAGTATGTACTTGTCGCTTACTTTTATAAATAACACTACCAACATCAGGTCCTTTTTTTAAATTATTGCATTTTGTATAACAAACTTTAACATTTTTTAAATGTTTGTATTTTGTATTAGATTTGCATATTTGTGCGGCATACTCCAATGTTTCAATATCTGGATTATTATCCTTTATAATAACATGACATGATGGGAATGAATTTAAATGTAGCCATATACAATCAGAATTAAAATTAATTATATTCCAATTATCCTTAGCATTTTCCCCAATAACAATAGTAGTTTCATTAAATTCTTCGGTTTTCATTATTCTATATTATATTTTATATTTTATAAAAAATAATATCAATTTTATTATTAATCAATAAAAATAATATGTGTTCTTGTGATAGTATTATCATTATTAATTTTAATAGGAGCAGGTTTATTTTTACTAAATTTTTTATATTCTTTTAAAGTCATCCAATATGTATGTGTTCTAATATGCTGTTTCATTTATATATGTAACCTATATTATCTTTATATCATTTTCATTATATAGGTGCTCCCCAATCAGTAAACTGTCTAGGAAAACATTTACATGATAATTCTTTTGAAGTACTCTCTTTTCCACAAAATTCACAAATATATAATAAATTTTTTTTTAACATATTAAACAGTTTGCCAGATTTATGTAATTGTTCTAATTCCGAATATCCGCCAATATTCTTACCGAAAACATAAATATTAGGGACAGTTTTTCTACCGGTTTCTAAATTCAATAGTCTGAAGAGTTCTGGTCCATCACTTGTGTTTCCTAAGTCCACAATAGTAGTCGATACATTATATTTTTTTAATAAATCAATAGCCTTAACACAAAATGGACAAGATGCCTTTGAGAAAATAGTAATTGAATTATTGTCAATATAAAATTGCGTTAAGCTCATTTACTATTTGTATATATAATATTTTTAAGCGTTTATATTACTATATCTTATTTAGATTCTTCAACCGATTTCTTAATGAAATGACGATTCATAAATCGTTGAATATTAAAATAGGTTACAACTGTTTCTTCATCTGTGCCTAATAAAGACTTTAGTTTATCATCAGGTTTAATAACTCGTTTATTTTCATCATTTGCAAGAGAATTTTGTTCAATATAACTACAAATAAATTTTGTTACTTCTGTTCTAGCAATAGAAGTTCCATGCTCCTTTCCCATAAAATCACACAGATCTTTTGAAATAGGAGAAGCTGCTGCAAAACCAGAAGGCTTTCTATTACCCTTACTTTGTTTCTTTGTAATTTCCTTTTTCTGTTGTTTAATTTCGCGTTTTACAGTTTTCTCAAGAGACCTCATTTGTGTAGAAATTGCAGTAATTTGAGTTTTAAATTGAGATAGAGTATTTAAAATATTTGAAAATTGACTATCAATAGGAGACGAATCTTCAGTATCGACATTCATTGTAGTGTTTTCTTGATCGGTAGACATTATAATATATATTACATCATTGTAGTATCTTTAAATAATATTTTTCTATATATAATTAAGTATTCAAATAATTATATATTATTAATAATTTTATAAAATAGATTATATAACATCTTATAGTGACGATTCATTATTATCTACACTGGATGACTCGGTACGAGTTTGTGTTTTCTTAGACTTGTTACTTCTATTACTTCGTGGAGCAGAACTTCTATTCTCATTACGAGTCTCACATAACAATTTACCTCCTTTTACACCGCGAATGTCAGAAGCTTGGTATTTATGACTCTTAGACTCTACAGTGGAAAGATTAAACTCTAAATATTCACCTTGAACAAGATATTTATATTGCTCTTCACTAACTTGAATTGCTGAATGGTGTGCAAAAATATCCATACCATCATTTTCACCACCAATAACAGAAATAAATCCATATCCTGCTTTATTGTTAAACCACTTTACGCGACCCTCGTGTGTCATATTAGTTGTTCCTGTTTGAGAATCTGTACTGCTCATTATAATACAACCTATTATTTAATCTTTAAACTATTTTGCTTAAATATTATCATCACTCTTCTAGGTAATGGTTTTCAATAAAAATATGATATAGTCATAATTTGGTTCATCATAATATGATAAACTATATGCGTAAGTTAATAATTCTTCAATTTTATTGGGTAAA